AATGGGGCTACAAACCTGACTCTTAATCAGCGGGTTGGGGGTTCAAGTCCCTCGCGGCGCACCACGAAAACCCCTTGCATACCAAGGGGTTTTCCCATTTCCCCACAAAATAGCGGCCCACGTGAGGGGCTAGGTGTAGCCGTAGGTGTAGCCATGACCCCGGATTGGGGCATATCGGGCATCAGGTGTAGCCAAGGTGTAGCCGAAATAATGGCTACACCACCCCTTCAGTCAGCCAGAGGGCTACTGTGAAAGAAACAACGGGGGGAGCATGAACCACCAATACGTGACTGTGGAGTTGAAATATGTCTCGGGTAAAACGGGTGAGCTAGCCTGGACTGAACGACTGAATGCTGTTTCCGCTGAGGGCTGGAGGTTGGTCACAATCAACTCAGTGCCGTTCAAAGGTGGGTCGTCGCATTATGCGACATTCGAACGAGAGACACCCAATGAGTGAGATGCCTAATATTGAGCGCCCTTGGGATGCCCCGAAACTCCCTCCACGCCCACCAATGAAGCGATCCACGAAGATCGCGGTACTCAGTGTGTGCGGAGCCCTGATCGTTGGGCTAGCCGTAGTGAATCAAATCAATGCGAGCGACAAGCCAGTCCGGGACACCTCAAACGCGACTCGATACGACGACATAAGTGCGTATGCAACGTGTCAGGAGCGTGTGAGTGCTCAACTGAAGGCTCCTGCGACGGCGGGATTCCCGACAATGAGGGAGTTTGGCGGTTTCTCCCATAGTTTCTCCGATAGCGGCAAGTCGTATCGGATGGTTGCGTGGGTTGATTCGCAGAATAGTTTTGGTGCGCAGGTCCGTACTGCGTTCACTTGCACGGCGGTCGATCAGGGCAATGGCTCGTGGAGTGCGCAAGCAAGTCTCGGCTAGTCCCGTCGACCATCAGACGAGAACAAGCCCCCCTCGCCGGTCCTTTTTTAGGTCGGTTTGGGGGGCTTGTTTCATGCCGCGCGGCATCATTCAGTTGGCTGCTGGTGTTCTTCTTCTTCCTCGAAATACTCCGACAAGTCAGGTTCGATCACCTCGGCGATCTCCGTATCCGCACCGAGTGAGAATCCGAAAGATCGACGGACGGGTTCTGGTTCAGCGAGTCCGGCGTCTTCCATCGCAACAGCGATCCCCGCGACCTCACCGAGGAGGTCTTTGACTTGCCGCTGTGACCAAGTTAAACCTTCGACCTGTATCTCTACCCCACCGACAACGATGCTGACTTTCATCGCAGCTGCTCAGCAATATGAAGGTAGCCGTGACCGTCGGTGTAGTCGTCCAGGTGATCGGGATCCTGCTTAGACCGTGAGGCTTTCAGTAGGACCATCATCCATGCGACGTCATGCTCAGTGATGGGTACATCGAGGAACGATGCCCACAAGCCAGCGATCCGGTGCATGTTGCCTTCGCCTTTAACAATGTCGCCGTAGTGCTTGGCACGCTCGTGAACGATGTTGGTCATGCTGCCCTCGTTTCACCGTTTTTTAGTATCCGATTCCACGCCCCACAAGCACACACAGCCTGCGGGAACGCCGCGGTTCGTGTATGTACAAGTCCGGCAGGAATCAGCGTCGTAGACCCGCACGCGAAGCAGGTAGTCATGTTCTGTAACCACATGCCAGCATGGGGCAAGGTTTTGATCCATCCTGAACCAGTAAGCAGCGTGTACAGCTGCTCAGTGATCACCACGTCTTGCTTGTTGTATTGCTTAAATTTCTTCCACGCTTTCGCGTCACCCTTAAGGACGTCGTTCCAGAGTTGCTGCCCGCCGGTTTCAAGTTTCGTATCCATACCGAGGGCTTGCGTGACATACCCGAGTTTGTTCGACATCAACTTGAACCGGTTACGCATCACCCGAAGGAGGTCAACGTCTTGGTGCGGTGATGGTGGTGGCATTCCTGCGAGGAGGAACTCGCGGTGCAAATGCGGTATGTCGAACCGTGCATGGTTGTAGCCAACGATTACATCGGCTTCGTTCATCATGTCCCACGCGGCCTGAACCATGACCTGCTTGCTGTCGTGGAATTCGGAGAAGTAGTGAACTTTTCCTGTGTCTAACCATTTCGCGGCGAAACACAGCACCCGCGTGGGTTCTAATAGTTGTGACGTGCTGACGTTTTGATCGAACAGGCCCCACACGTAGCCGATGGCGGGACTGGTTTCTATATCTATCGTTAAAACCCTAGGAGGTTTAGGTTTCTGTGCCTCTAACGCCCCCGCAAGGCTCATTTTTGGCACTCGCCTTTCCTGTGACGCATCACAACAGAGCCACTAATCGTGTGATGCTGACTCTTGAGCGCCCTACTTATTGCCGCACCCGTAAACGATTGATCGCTCATCGCTGCAACCAGTGCGGCCTTGTCCTCTTTAGGTAGATCGTCAAGGATCACGCAGAGCGTGCAGCGTGGTCCTTTCGCTGATCCTTTATGTTCCATCAGTGCGGTTGCAAGACTCATCTGGTTCCATTCCGTCGCAGGATTCGCAGGGTTCACAGGCAAGTGTTATGCAGTGACTGGTCGTACGCCGTTCTTTCCGATCTTGAGCCGTGCGATGACATTCACGACATCAGGCATCGTCGTGTTGCGTTTGCAGCCACGATCCCAGCTTTGCGACAATTCAGTGTGCATACCATCAGAGTGGTTCCACCACTCGCCGTTAGCCAGGACACGGTGACCGTCTGTCGTTTTGTAAGTGTCAAGGATCTTGTTAAGGATCGCCTTCTCCGCAACAGTCATATGAGGCTTGCCGTCTGCTTTCAACACGTCCCACCGGCAGTCAGTTGCCGTGCCTGATGAATGATTCGAGAGACCTGCACCGCTGCGGGCTTCACGATAAATCCACCCATACGCCTTCGTGCCCTCGTTCAGGTTCAAGCGTTTAGGCATAAGCCGGTGCCAGTCGGCGAGATACGCGGCGAATAGCGGCGCAGCCTCGCGACGTACCGTGATCTTCGTGCCGGCAGTACCGGGAATCGTGATGGTTCGTAGTCGCGGATCAATGCGAAGTTTGATACCAGCCCAACCATTCAACGATGTCGCCATCAGGCACCGGTCCCGTTGCCGTAGCGGGCATCTGATGGGTTCAACCAGTTGATTACTGGTGCCAGTGCGGACACGAGGCCACCGATGAGCCATGTCTGCCAATGCGTGAGGGAGACTGTGCCGTCAGTTGAAAAGTCTGCAACCGCTGCGGCGATGATCACCGCGATGAACGTTTTGAATGCTGAACCGAGCGGTGTTGTGGCAAGCCATGCGTTCATGCTTTTCTCCAATACGAGTAACCCCAACACTCAAAAAGCGCAGGGGTGAAAAGGGTTAACGGGTTAAAGCTTTGGAAGATCTTTCACGCGCAACGATTCCGGCAAATTAATCCCAAGATGCTCGATAACGAGATCGAGTTTCTTATTCGCGTCCGGCAGGCTCCTGCCACCGTTCGCATTGGGTTGGATTGCTTTCGTTGCTGCCGCTATTTCTTGCACGACGACGTCCCGTATTTCTTCTCGGAACTGTCGGTGTAGCGCTTTCACAACGATGATGATTGCGGGGATGAGGATTGCGGTGATTCCTAGGATTACTGCGAGATCGTTCATATCAAATTCGTTGTTTCCGTTGGTGTCGAAGAATTGTGCGAGGAGCATGGGTCAGCCCTTTCCGGCGTAACAAAGTTGAAATATCGTGTGCGTGTGGTTAGGTGCGCCGTTTCAGGAATCGGCAGTTTTCAACCCGTCACAGAAACGGGGGTGTACAGGTTCCCGTACGGGTATTGCGTTTACTGGCCCAACGTTGTTAAGCGTTTGGTGCTGCTTCAAGTGCCACAGGACTCGCGAACTCCACGCCATCCCAAGAATCTCCTTGCCCTGCGTACTTGCCGCGCATTGAACCGCTGTAAGAGGTTTGGACCCATTCTGTTTCGAGTGTGTCAGGGTAAAGACTGACCATGAAGCGTTTGCCTTTTAGTTCGGAGTTGTCGCCTGCTGTTGTGGCGATGACTTCGTTTACTACGGGTTCTACTCGTTGGACGATTCCATTAACTACATACGCAAAGTGAGCCATTTTTTAACCTAACCAAATCACTACGGCACCGGAACCTCCGGCGCCACCCGTTGTCGCGCTGCCACCGCCACCGCCGCCACTGTTCGCTGTCCCTGCTGCTCCGGTCGCGCCTGAGGTTCCTGCACCACCGCCACCTGTTGCAGCACCACCGGTTGTATTTCCCCAACCGCCGCCGCCACCGCCGCGAGAAACAGACGACCCTTCTAGCGTGTCTGCCAACCCTGCTCCACCTACTCCACCGGCTCCACCGGAACCATTAGCGCCTACCCCGGTTGCGCCGCCGCCGCCACCCGATGCTGTCGAGCCGTCTCCTTGCCCACCACTTTTGCCTTGACCGCCGCCGCCGGTGTTCGGGGCTAGAGTTGTCGCAGACAAACTGCCACCACCCGTTGCGCCTTGATAGCCGCCGCCTGCGCCGCCGAAAGCGTAATAACTCGCGAAGTAAGTATCTGATCCAATAACCCCAGCCGCGCCACCTGCACCGATTGACACTGTGTAAGTACCGACAGCCAAGAAAATGTTAAGAATCCCACCGGGACTAGCGGAATCCCCGCCAGCGCCACCACCGCCGCCGTGACCAGAACCACGGCCACCTCCACCACCGGCAAGAACTCGGCAAGAGACAAAGCCTGCCGTACCAATAACAATCGTGCCCGAGCCGGTGAACTTGTAACAGGATTTGCCGCCTACGGTCGTGATGGTCGGTGAACCGGTAGTGCTCGTGACCGTTGCTTTGGCAGCACTACCACCGGCGAAAGGGAGAACAGTCCAAGCATCACTACCTGTACGGATCAAGTCAGCACTCGCATACTGCGCCAAAGTCGCTGCAACATTCGTGACCGTCACACCACCAGCACCAACAAAAGTCACCGTGCCCGCACCAAGGTTCGTGTAACGAAGCACCGTGTTAGCAACCCAAACGACCGACGACTGCAAAGGAATCGTCACCGTCACCGCTGCCGCGTTACTCAACGTCGTAAGTTTGTTCGCATCCAACAACACTGCCGTGTAAGTCGTGCCTGTCTGTGCGTTTGTCGGTAGCGCGTACGACATTTTAGACACCAGAGTGTCACTGATGTCCGTAGCTGTGAGCACGTCACCAGTAGCCCACGAGGTTTTGATTGCCATGTTTGATACTCCTAATAGCCGAGGTTGTTGAAGTCGAGGCGACCAAAGACCGCATCATCAAGAAGGAACGCCGCCTGAGTTTCAGACAGGGTAAAAGTAATTTCGTGAAACGTCGGGATCGCTTTATGTTCAATACCGTCAATCGTGACGAACTGCGTAATCGTCGAACCAGTACCCTGCGGCTGCCACACAACTTTCACCACAGTGCCAAGATCAAGACCGAGTACCGTTGCTTGCTGCGTAACAGTCAACGAATCCAAAGCGACCGTCATCTGGTTCACGCGCCACAACGGATCCTGATACTTATTCACCAGCCACGAGGCGAGAGCCGAAGCAGCCGACGTGTCACTCAACAACGTGTCATACGTTGCCGCCATCTCACCATAAGTAGCCACCGAAGCAGTACCCACCGCTGACGCGGTACCGGCGACTACTGTGCCGCCGTAATAAGTGACATTGACCGTGTTCCACAGTGCTTCCATCCCGAACTGCACCTGGACATCAGTAAACGGAATGTTCCCCGGACCAAACGTGGCCGCGTTCGTATACGTCTCAAGATCCGTATGAGACTTAAACGTCATCGCCCCTGAAGGGTTCACGAAGAACGCGCCCGCCTCAGACAGTTCAACTTTCTGCAAATACGCCAACGCAAGGACACTGCCACCAATGAAATCAGCATTCAATGTTGATGCACCAGTAGAAATACTGCGATCAGTAGAAGGCCACCCCGCATCGTCAAGGATTTTGCCCACACGAACCGACGACAATTCACCAGTTTGAGTACCGCTAGTTACCAACGCTTTCGCAATATTCGCGAAACCATCAACGGCTTTCGGGATAGCGACAGAATCGTTGCCCTTGTCGTACTGGAAATCCCAATCCTCAATGTTGCCCGTGTACAAGTTCACGCCGTCGCGGCTGACCCGCAGCTGCTTACGCGGACCAATACTGCCGTAATACGGGGAACTAGTGTTTTGTGGGTCGAACAGTCGCGCCCGGTTATCGAGCACGACTTGACTCGTTCCGGCAGTGAACTTCTCCAACTGCCGCGAACGACCCCGCTTCACCCCAATCGAACGCACATACTGAGTAACATCAACAAGCACATCACCAGCAAGCAGGTAAGTCACATTGTCTAACTTGCCCTTGACTGCGTCATCGAGCGTGAACCAGTTACCCACACCGTTAGGTGCAAGGTTGAAAGCGATCTCAACTTTCGTAGCCATAAGACTCAGCCCGCCTTCGCGTAAATGTTCCCATTCGCCTTCTCAAACTTGCTGATGTACTCAACGATTGACTGACCAATCTGACGCGGATCACCCACACCAGCAGACACGTTAATGTTGTAAGTAGAACCATTAGAGCCGCCACCGAGATAACCCGCTGCGGAAGAACTACCCAACGGGATAACAGCCTCAGGACCCGCCTCGCCGATCATGGCGAAAGTTGGAGCCGTCACGATGCCACCATTCGCGAACGGTGTAGCGGTGTTACCGTCAAGACCACCAGTCGCATACGACGACACATTCTGCGTAACGAGCCTGTTAATTGTCGTGACCGTAACCGTCGCCGTACGGCTCATTGAGTCAGCCAGGTTGTCCATGATGGTCATCATTTTTGCGCGGGCTTTACCCTTAGGGCCGAACTGGTTCTCGAAACCGTCCAGAGTGTCCGTCGCTGTTTTCACGCCAGCACCGAACCATTTATCGGCAGCGAGTAAGCCAACATTGTCAGCCGCGTCCTGCGCCGATTTCACTAACGCATTGGTCTCATTGATTGCAGTAGTGCCGCCAGTAATAAGCCCGTCAGCGATACTGGTACCAGCCGCCGCAGTAGTAGTGAGAAGTTCAGTCAACGATTCCTTCGACAAGCCCATAGCAATAAGTTGCTTCACCTTGTCGGCGAAACCAACCGCAAGATTCGCCTGATCCTGCAACTTCTCAATAAACGACTTGCCGACCTTCTCGCCATTCGCGTCAAACTCTTGAGCCGCGCCACTGAAATCCAACGCGCCAGCAATGGAATCCCTGACAGAAACTTTGAACTCGTCGAACGCTTTCGTCGCGTCATCGAGTTTCGTTTTCAACGTATCGAAACCAGACTTATACCAAGCATCGAAAGAAGTCTTCAACTTCGCGTAAGCCTGCGCCGTGTAATCCACCGCAGCCGCATGAGCAGAGGCCGTAGTCGCAGCATCGTTATGTTTCTTCGCCACAACTTCAAGAGCAGCAGCTTGCGCTAACGCAGCGGCTTTCTCCTTCTCCGCAGCAGCAGTCGCCTTCTCGGTAGCGGCAGTCAACGCATTAATACCAAGTTGGGCAACGTCAGGGGTTAAACCGGGGATCATCGTGCCAGCGACGTTAGCCGCCAAATCGCGGCCCTTACCGAGCCAAGACGCGGCACCACTAATCCAGCCAGGCACTGACGGCAACGCAGCGAATTTGTCCTTCAAATCAACCAGAGCAGTAGCGAGAACACCAGCCTTCGTGATCGAATCAGCAACAGACGTGCCAAAATTACCGATCACGTCAGTAGCGCCACCGACACCGCCGACCTTCTTAGTCAAACTATCCATCGCCGTTAGAAGCGCGTAACCAATTGCTTCCTTCGCCTCATTGACGGCCACTGTGACACGGTTCATTTTTCCTTGATAAGTCTCAGCTGCGGCAGCGGACTGCCCGCCGAAACGGTCATCAAGAACTTTCTGTGCAGCAGCGAAGTCTTTCGTTTTGATGATGTTTGCGTTGAGGGGGATGCCCATCTTCGTCAATGCACCGAAGTGGCCTTCCTCAGCCATTGCGAGAGCCTTAGAAACGGACCCAAGATCGCGACCAGTTGCCGCGCTGATGTCCATCGCTTCGCCAAGCATTTTCTGTGACGCAGCAACGTCACCCGTAGAGGTGATCAGTTTTTGTAGTGCGGGCCGAAGTTCATCATCCGCTACACCTCGTGCAAGCGAAAGTTTAGAAATAAAAGTTTCAACACCAGCATTTTGACCGGCAAGCCCAACGTTCTCCATTGCTTTAGCCAGGGCGACCATAGATTTCTGATCTTCCATCGCACCCGCAATAGAGGACTGGAAGAAATCAGTGACAGCGCCGATAGTGAATGTCGCGGCAATGACTCCACCAACCGCGGCGAGACCCTTACCGAAATCCGTCATACCCCTACTGGTTGTCTCGCCCTGCGTCTTGAGACTGTTCAAATCCTTGATGGCGCGGTTGATGTCTTTATCGTTGTAATCGCCTGCAATAGTGACGTTAATCGGACGCTTAGCAGCCATCAGTCAGCCTTCCTATTAGTCACCGTTATTTACACGATCCATAGCAGCTTGAACAGCCGCCTCTATTGCGTTACCCGCCGCATTGCCTTTCAAATACAAAGCCTCCGAAAGCGTTCGAGACACCTTTCCTCCGCCACGCTTACCAATCAGGTTCGCGTTGAAAACAGAATCAGGATGCTTAATGCCAGCGATCTCATAAATCGAACCCGCCGCGTTGCCTTGCTCAACCACAACACGAAGGGAAGTTTTGTTCCCCTGACGTGTACGCGAAGACACCTTCGACTTGATGCCAGACTTGATAGCCGCCGAATCGAACGACAGGCTCCGTGAAGTAGTCGCCTGAACCATCTTGACGGACCCACGCTGCCCGTTACTGCCCGAAGTTCGCGTCATCAACCACGAACCCCACCCCGACAAACCGCTGTCAGGGACCCGTCCACGGGCATCCTCAGCGACAAGTTCACCGGCGAGTTTCAATTCCTTTTGCAGAACCTTGTACATATCTGCATCAAAACGACGCAACCTGTTCGCAAGTTCAGCAGCACCAGTTATATCTACCCTGAAATTGTTAGCCACGACCACCACTTTCCTGGACTACTCGCCAACGTAGGTAGCGCATCATTGTTGCGATCATTCGAGAATCCATACCCGCGACAACTTCAGGCGAAAGCCCAAACTCGAAAGCAATATGAACAATCAACCAGTGGGCTGACTGCTCTCCAAAGGGGGTATCTCAGCCTCGGACGAGTCACCAAACGTAATGTCATCAACCGTGTCACACCACGAATCAAACTCGACCGTGACCAACTTCTTACGAGTCAACGTTGACCATGCAAGCCAAAGCATCCACTCGATACGAACCGAATCACCAAACGCCGACATTGCCATATCAAATTTGCGTTCGAATGCGATGAGGTCAGACGCGGACGCAACAACATCCACGCCTGACCCATCTTCATAACCAACGTGCAGAGGCAAACGCATCATGGCCAAAACTCCTTCAGGACAAAAGAAAAGCCCCAAAGAAGGGGCAGGGACAGGGGGGTTACAGAAGTGTTACGGGGTCTTGACTACAGTCCCGCTCGTTGGCCAAGTCACAGACTCAGTAGCAACATCGCCAACAGCACCCGAAAGAGGAGTCGCGCTGGTAACAAGAGCAGTGAACGTGTAAGCCGGGTTACCCGCAGCAGCAGTACCGCTAGTAGGTGACACGACAACAGTTGCGAGCGTGCCAAGCAGCGGCCACAGAACAGCCTCAAGGCCAGTAGTTGCCGTGAAATCTTGGAAGAAATCAAGCTTCACTGAGCCGGACTTCAAACCGCCGATATGGGTTTTCCAAGTATCACCAAAAGCAGTGACTTCCTTGTCTTCAGCTTGAACAGTGAGTTCAACCTGCTTGACTTGATTGCTGAACGCGGTGCCGTTAATGGTCACCTTGACGTCAGTAAGAATGGTTTTCGCCATGATTTGCCTCTCTTATTGAGCGATAACAGTCACCGAAAAAGTGGCTGCTAAGTAAGTGGTTTCACCGAGAGCAAGAGCCGTATAACTGCTCATGTCGGTAACTCGGAGGTCAAAAGCCTTGCCCCCGAGCGTCTTATCAATCTCCAACGCTGCCTTAACCGAACTGGAACCCGTCGGGTTACAGAAAGCGTCGAGCGTTGTTTGAGCAGTACGTTCACTCATGCGGTTCGCGATCACCACAATGTCGAACGTGTAAGTATCCAAACCCCGACCCATCGCATTATCGAAATCGATGTGCTGAGGCACAACAATCGCGATGGGTGGCGAAGGGTTATCAGGAATGAAAGCCGAAGTACGAAGCCCCGAAATAGTTGCAAGATTCGCAGCAAGACCAGTACGCAACTCGCTAAGGCTCGTCGTCACAACGCCGCCCTAAAGCGACGATACGGAGTAAGCAGAACCTCAACGTCAGGATCCAATGCCTTACCGACCCGCATCACCCCAATGTCACCGAACCCTGCAACGCCAAGAGGAGAATCGGCACGCTTAAACAGACGCGAAGCCTGCATCACCGCAGCCTGGACAACACTCGACGGGATAGAGCCGAACGCGAACTTCCCCGTGATCTTCACCGACTGAATACCTTGATTGTTGTACCAGCCGAAACTGTTCACTGCACGAAGCCGAGTGATCGGCCAAGTCATACCGTCCGTGAACGAGTTCAACGGTTCCGGTTGAAAATCAGTAGTCGTCGCCCACGTCACACCATCACGCGAATACTCGACCGTAGTAATCGACTGCAAGTCATCAACTTCGACATAGTCCGCTTTAGCGGAAGCAAAGTAACGCGCCGTATCCGTCGCAGCTGTACCGAACGTACGCCCACAGTAAGCATTGATCGCTTCATCAGTGGAGTTCAAGGACAGTTGCAGCATCACATCATCGACATTGTCTGTGATTCTCAGAGCCGCCTTGACTTGGGTCAGTGACGCGTAAGTCATAGGTTCTCCTCAGAGACAAGGCCCCAAAAATAGAGGTCATGGGTGAAATCGTTCGTGGTGAATTCGTACGCGACAAACAACTCATCAAGGTCAATCGCGTCATGAAAGTCTTGCTCAGTTAGGTTCTGGTAATAGTCCCAACGATCCACCGTGAAAGGACTAGACGAAGGCTCATGGCCATGAGTGCCATGCTCGGCACGTCCAACCGTCGCACACGTCACAATCACCAGCCCCGCAGTCATACGGCGCATGTTCAAGAACGTCTCAAGCCAGAACGGGTTGTGTTCAAAACATTCAGCAGAGATCGACACATCAAAATCACGGTCTTCAAAGTCAAGTTCTTGACCTTGCTCAACCATGTCGACACCGAGACCGTGTTCTAAATCAACCCCGACATAGTCACAATCAGTAAAGAAATCACGCACAGTGCCGTTTATGTTGAGCGAACCAACCTCAAGGACGCGCCGTTGACCGAAATAGTCAGGAAATTTGGCCTTAACTTTTGTCACATATTCCATTTGCGCAGGGTGCGACACGATGGCCCCTCTAGTTAATGTTCACCGTCGGCCCATGAAAAGAGTGACCTTCGAGTGCAAAGTTGACGAACGGGTTAAGTGAATGCACAGACGTGCCAAGTTCACGGATCTGGTTAGCGACACCAGTGAGGGTTTCTTGCCACACAGTGAACGGGTTATCGCCCACTTTGTAGCCTGCAAAGTTCGAGCCGCCATCAATCTGCCCACAATCAGCACCAACAAGCACAATGTGTGCCGCACCCAAATACTGTGCAAAGTGCATCGTCATATGCAGTGAGGTAGGGCCGATAACCAAAGTATCTGGATCTGTTGGCCAATCCCGTTCAGCGTTAAAGTTTGCGTACAGCTGCTCACCAGTTGCGAATCGGTAAATGTTGCGCTGTGTTGGTTCGCTATCCGCAGCTTCAGGACCACCAGCACCAAGATCAGTCAACGGAGCGATCACAGGCAGGTCAGGTCGAGCAAGAGCTGCGTTGATCGCGTCGCGGTGGTAGTGGGTAACAGTGGCGTACACGGGCAGGTTAAGGCCACGTCCGACATTGTTCACGCACACACACAACTTGTCGAAGAAGAATTCACGCGGAATGTGATCAAGAG